AGCATCAATCATCTCAGCGTAAGGGCCATCTGCGCCAATTCTAAAGTTTAACTGATTGGCCGCACCCTCGTAGATATAGCTGTTTGTTCCACCGATATAAACGCCAGTGCTAACATCTAAAGTGCCAGTAATAGCGACGCCCGTGCTAGTAGTATTTAATTTTGATGAGTTATTGTGCTGAAGTATAACAGACTGGTCTAGGCTAGTGATTATGCTTAAATTGTTACCATTGTAAATTATACGAGCATCTTTATCGTCAGAAAACGGTGTCTTAAAGTCAATAAATGCACCACTCGGCCCACCCATTTCAAGATTTGCATATCCTGCGGAGTTATTTATATTTAACGTTCCAGTCATTGTGTCGCCAGACTTAGAAACTTTATTACTAATACTAGTTGCCATCGTAGCTGATAGTGTGGCAATTGCTGAGTTGCTATTGTTAATACTAGTTGCCATCGTAGCTGATAGTGTGGCAATTGCTGTGTTGCTGTTGTTAATGCTAGTAGCCATTGTAGCCGATACCGCATTAATTTTAGTTTGTAGTGTAGCAGAAGTTCCTGCGCTTGCATAAGCTATAGCATTGATAGAAGTAATAGCATCCTTGTTTGTCTTGGTTAAAACAGATACAGAATTAATACGAGTATTAACTGATGTAATTGCAGCGGTTCTGTTATTAATACTTGTAGCCATTGTTGCTGACAACGTAGCAATTGCTGTGTTGCTGTTGTTAATACTCGTAGCCATTGTAGACGAAACTGTATTAATTTTAGTTTGCAATGTAGCAGAAGTTCCTATACTTGCATATGCACCTGCAGAAATAAAGCTATTGATAGAAGTAATAGCATCCTTGTTTGTCTTTGTAAGAACGGATACTGCATTGATTCTAGTGTTTACAGATGTAATAGCTGCGGTTCTATTATTAATACTAGTTGCCATCGTAGCTGATAGTGTGGCAATTTTAGTTTGCAATGTAGCGGAGGTTCCAGCACTTGCAAAAGCACTACCGTCTCCCAACACACCATTAATAGAAGTAATAGCTGCAGCATTAGTAGTAATGTTTGTATTACTATTATTAATGCTCGTAGCCATTGTAGCTGACAGTGCGGCAATTGCAGTATTGCTATTACCAATACTAGTAGCCATTGTAGCTGACAAGGCAGCAATTTTAGTTTGCAAGGTAGCAGAAGTTCCTGCGCTTGCAAAAGTACTACCGTCTCCTAATACACCATTGATAGAAGTAATAGCATCCTTGTTTGTCTTAGTTAAGACAGAGACAGCGGCGATGTTTGTGTTGCTGTTATTAATACTAGTAGCCATTGTTGCTGACAAAGCTGTAATAGCGGCATTACTATTATTAATACTAGTAGCCATTGCAGAGCTTACTGAAGCAATACGAGATTCTAAAGCAGCAGATGTTTCAGCACTAGCTACACCTACTACATTAATTGTAGCACTTGTTGTAGTGTCGGTAACAGTAACACCGTTTTGAGTAAGTGCTATATTAGTTCCCGCTGTTATGTTTGAAATACCAGAACCGCCGCCAGCAACAGATGTAAATGAATATGTTCCGTTAGCATTAGTTTGTAAATACTGACCAGCAGTTCCATCAGTAATCCCAAGTTCTGTTAATGATGTAGGAATAAGAGCAGACACTGTAGCAATACGTGATTCTAATGTTGCTGATACATTAGCAATACTTGTCGCCATTGTTGCGCTTAAAGTTGCGATTGCTGAGTTACTGTTTGAAATAGACGTTGCCATTGTAGAGCTTACACCAGCAATTCTGCTTTCTAGTGTAGCTGACGTTCCTGCACTAGCATAAGCAGCGCCCTGAAGAACTGCAATAGCCGAAGCGTTAGCGGCAATACTTGTTTTGTTTGTCTGTGTTAAAACAGATACCGCATTAATTTTAGTTTGTAAATTAGCCGATGTAGCGGCACTAGCCTTGGTTTCAGCTAAAACAGATACAGAATTAATTCGAGTATTTACAGAAGTAATAGCGGCATTACTGTTGTTAATACTTGTTGCCATCGTAGAGCTTACTGCGGCAATAGCTGCATTACTATTAGCTATAGAAGTAGCCATAGTAGAGCTTACGGCTGCAATACGTGTTTCAAGTGTAGCTGATGTGTTAGCGCTGGCATATGTAGCCGCTTCAAGAACCGCAATAGCCGAAGCGTTAGCAGCTACGGATGTCTGAAGAACTGCAATAGCAGAAGCATTGACGCCAGTTACTAATGCTCGTACATTAGCTATTGAAGTAGCCATTGTAGAGCTTACACTAGCAATACGAGTCTCAAGGCTTGCAGATGTTCCTGCACTTGCTGCAGCTATCGCAATTGAATTGACAGAAGCAATAGCATCTAAATTTGTTTTTGTAAGCGCAGATACTGCGGCAATAGCTGAATTACTATTAGCAATGCTTGTAGCCATAGTAGAACTTACCGTAGCAATTCTAGTTTCAAGTGTAGCAGATGTTCCAGTGCTTGCATATGTAGCCGCCTCAAGAACTGCAATAGCTGAAGAGTTAGCAGCAACAGATGTTTGAAGAACTGCAATAGCCGAAGCATTAACAGCAGTTACCAATGCTCGTACATTGGCTATAGAAGTAGCCATAGTAGATGATACAGAAGCAATACGTGTATTTAATGTACTTGATACTGCGGCAATGCTAGTTGCCATAGTAGAGCTTACTGTGGCAATCCTAGACTCTAGTGTTGCAGACAAAGCAGTAATCAAAGAAGTATTAGCAGCAATAGCGGTATTACTATTAGCAATACTGGTTGCCATTGTAGAGCTTACTGTGGCAATTGCACTATTACTATTGTTAATGCTGGTTGCCATTGTTGCAGATAAAGCAGCAATTGCTGAGTTGCTGTTACCAATACTTGTCTGTAGTGCAGCATTAGTGCTTGACAAGGTAGCCGAAACCGTGTTAATATGACTTTCCAAAGTCGCAGAGGTAGAGGCAATACTAGCAGCCATTGTAGCTGATACACTTGCAATACGAGATTCAAGAGTAGCAGACAGATTGGTAATGGCCGTATTGCTATTATTAATACTAGTAGCCATTGTGCTACTTACGGCTGCAATGCGTGTTTCTAATGTAGCAGATGTACCCGCACTGGCAAAAGCACCTGCAGAAATAAAGCTATTGATAGAAGTAATAGCTGCTGAGTTAACTGCAATGGCTGAAGCATTGGCAGCAATGTTACTTGAAATAACTGCCTCAACAGAAACCAATGCAGCATTAACAGAAGCCAAAGCACTGCTAGTAGCTACACCGTCACCGCCTACTGTAATGTTTGTTGCGTTGATATTTGTAGCACTAATTGTTCCTGCACTAATAGTAGCTGCATACAAGTCACCTGTACGCAAGCTGCTTACACTAACGTCTTGGAAAATGAGCGTTCCTGCATTTAAAGTATTTGTTGTAATGCTAGTAGCTGATATTCTAGTAGCTTGTACCTCATTAGTGTTAACTGTGTTTGGTTGAAACGAACCATTAACTGTCAAGTTGCCGTTGACACTTACATTTCCAGTAAATGCTGCGCTTGTTTCAGATAATTTCAATGGTGAGTTATTCCCACTACCATCTTGTACACGTCTAAGTGTGCTATCTATACCAGAGTTTTCTACGCTGGTAGCGATAGTTAATATGTCTTTATATGTGTTGGCAATTAGCTTACCAGTAAAATCAGTCATTATACATTATTCCAACTTATGTCTACCAACTCCCACTGGTATATTGTGGTATATCTTTGTGTAGCCTTATCCCAAGTAATGCCTCTGTCAATGTTAGGGTCTGGCCTTGCATTCATTACATACTGGCTTCTGTCTCTAAGGTCAGGCACTTTGTTTTGTGCATGATTAACCCTGTCATAGCTTCCGTCCCAGTCAGAAGGACACACCCAGAGGTTAAAGCTATTCTTGCGTAGTCTACTCCGTGGATAAGCAAATCCACAAATATCACACTCAGCTTTTACGTTCTTTCCTTTAGCCATCTATTACGGTCCTGGATATGGTGGAAGCCAAGAAGATACAGGCACTGCCGATACTAACGATGGCACTTGTGGTCTAGGGTCTTTAACAAACCAGTCTTCTGTTACTCTTGCAATTCTATTCTGTGGGTGATTCTTCTGGTCAAACTTACCTTCATAATCAGCCGTGCATACCATCATGCCGTAGCTATTTTTCTTAAGTGATTTTAGTTCATATCTAAAACCGCAGATGTCGCATAGACCTAATGCTTTTGTTGCACCCATGTCACTACCTCAGACGAGGCAAGATGTACATGCTGGCACGTTCTTTATCCTCTTCCTGCGCTCTAAGTAATCTTTCTTCATACTCACCCTTAATCATCTGGATACGACCAGCGTCTACACCAGGGCGCTTCATAGACATAAAGTAAGCTGTACCTGCAGTAAGGCATGGATAGAACCTGCGTGAAATGTCAGCAGTCTGAGAAGATTTAGATACATCTTGGAAATACTTTACAGTCTCAAACTTAATTGCATCTGTGCTGTTCTCTGGAATAGGCCACAGATACACTCTTGATTGGTCACGCTCTCTACGTACAGCAAACTGTGTTGGGCGACCTGTCTGTCCCTTACGAGGAACTTTAAGGTACTCTTCCATGCTGATGCGTTCTAGCTGAAGGTCGATGTCATCTCGATTTACTACGGCTTCTAGAACGTCAATGTTCTCATCGCCTAGTGTGTAAGACGTAACACTGGTTGTTACCGTCACAGTGGTTGTTCCTACTGTCCACAGCTGAATGCCACGGTTTTGCCAGTCTTGGAGAAGCAAGTTAATTGAACGGCGAGCAGACTTAGGCTCGTTACCAAGCGTAGCTTCCCCGCCAATCATTTCCATGGCTTCTTCAATTACTTCGTCAATATCCATTGAGAAGCTGTATGTACCTGACGTTGCCATCTATGTTCTCCTTTTTCTGGCTTTAGTTTGTGCAGTTTTAGAAAGCTCTGAATAATGATAAAGAGGTTTACTTGCCGCAGTATGTCTTGCTCCGCTATGTAGCTTACCATCAGACATTTTGTGTGTGCCTCCTTTGTGTTTAGAGCCATCTCTAAAGTAATGTGCCATTCCTTTTGCCATCTAGTATTCCTTTAGTATAGTCTGTTATGTCCTGATTGTTTGCGGTCAGTCTTTAGGTTAGCTGTCTGGCCTGCGCCTCTTGGACTAACAGTACCAGTAGAGTTTCTTTTACGACCACCTACCTTTCTTCCAGGTTTGCTAATCTGTTGACTGACCGCTGACCTACCAATAGCCATTACCACTTAACCTTGTCTGCCCAATACGCTGCAGACATTTTGCCTCTAGCAATATTCTTTCTGTGGCGAGCTTTGAATGATTTACGCTTTGCCTTCATACGTGCTGACTCACCTGCCTTTGGCTTGCCTGCGGTGCTTGCGCCCTTCTCACCAAAACGAATCGTTTTAATCTTGTCACCTTCTTTAGCCACAACAATGTGTGACTTCTTTGGGTGGTTTGGTGTACGCCTTGGTTTATTGTAACCGCTTACACCTGCTCGTTCTAATCTTGAATCTTTTTTCCTGCGATTATATCCAGGTTTTCCTACTTTAGTTGCCATTAGTATATCCTATTGTGTGGTGCTTTACCATATTTACTTTTGCCAATCTTGCCGCCTTTTTTAGCGCTACGGTACTTTGCAGTTTTCTTTGCTATAGCTTTAGGCTGCGCAACATATTGTTTTCCCGATGATTCTCCTTTTCTTTTTGCTCTCGAAGTTGCCGCATACTCTGACGGTGTGAGTGCATCCCTCGCCGCTTTTGGTAAGTACCTTTCACCCGTGGCTTTCTTGCCCTGTGTGCTTGGATTACCACTCTTAGTACCCCAGTCTTCTTTCGTCCACTTGTCTAAAGATTTCTGTGATTCTTTTAAACCGCTTTTTTTCTTGGCAGTTCTTCGATTGTATCCAGGTTTTCCTACTTTCATATATCATACTACGATGTGTAGCCTCCACCTTTTGCTTTGTATTCTTTAGCAACCATTTGAGCTTTACGTGCAGACCATTGCCCTGCCTTGCCTCCTTTAGTTCCTCTTTTATATTTCTCAACAAGCTTCTTTCGCATACCAGGCTTAGTATAGTTTCCTGCTTTGTTAACAGAACTTTTTTTTCTGCGATTATATCCAGGTTTTCCTACCTTAACAGAACTGCCCTTCTTTTTATAGACAATCTTACCACCCTTTGCAAGAGAAACCCCATTACCAAGCTCATCAAAATCTGCTTTGGTAATTTTATTACGAGGTTTTGCAACCCTTGCAAGCTTCTTTTGTTTTGGAGAATACTTTTCAAACGGCATTATTTTTTACCCATACGACCACGGTTATCGTTAAGCTGTTCTTCAATAAACTTTTCTTGTTCTTTTCGAGCCTTTTCATTTGCCTCTTGAACACCCATAGAAAAATCTACATCTGCTACAGCACCACTGCTAGTGTTTTTATAATTAGGTTCTTTTTTTCCTGGCATTTGTTTTAGCCTTTCCTTGTTCTTCGTACATTTTCTTCAGGTCTTCTTTGAAGGACTTGCCCTTTAACTTTGCAAGCCCTTCATAAAAAGAATATGTTTCTTTACCGTTAGACATTAGTACAAGCGGTTATGTGGAGCGCCGCCCTTCTTAGCTTTTTTCTTTGCGCCTACTTTACCGCCAGCTTTACGAGCAGCTGACATACCTGCGCCACCGCCCATATTTTCTTGTGCAGCTGCTGCTCCTTTAGCCATATTTTTCTTTTTTCTTTTTTTTCGGTCTTTCTCAATAAGTGTTGGTATAATTCCTGCTAACATTCTATTTCTCCTTTATTAATATTAATTATTTCATTACTGCGCCACCGCCACGTTGAGCAGCACCACATCCACGGCCAATTTTACCGCCTTTGTTTTTCATAGTTGTTTTCTTTTTCATAGTTGTTTTCTTTTTCATAGAACCACCATAACTAAAGTCTGCTCCAAACTTAGGAGTTTTAGATGTATTGTATTTACCAGACTTAAGTTCTTTCTTTGTAACTTTTCCATATGGTCCTTTTCTTTTTACATCATCAGGAATTGTAATTTGCTGACCTACTTTAATTTGATTTGCATTTTTAATTCCACTTGCTTTCATAATGGCACGAACCGTAGTTCCATTCTTCTTGGCAATCTGAGACAGAGTATCACCAGACTTTACTTTATATTTTGATGCTGCTCTTTTAGCTGGTTCAAGAACTTCTCTTCCTTTGCTTGTGTTGCGCATTGCATCTGTAGGAGACTGACCTGGTCTAGGTTTAACAGCTTGTTGTTTAGCGTTTTTAGCCACAGCAGTTTGTCTTGCCTTGTCTGCTTTACGTTTAGCAGGAATTTTAGAAGCTTCTCTTACAATTTCAGCAGCAGTTACAGCAAGTCCTGCAGCTGGTAATGCTTTACCTAAAACACGAGCGCCA